GTTTCTGAAACTCGACCCTCCGCCGCTGTGTCTGACGCATACTGTTGTGAAACCTTAACCGCACTGCGCTGTAAGTGTGTTACAATGATGTAGTCAAGGGAACAAAAGCGGAGGCTGTGCGATGTGGCGAGAGCGAAACCAGAAAATCACAAACAGGCGGTGCCCATTCTGGTGGTATGGCATTCAGTGCCGCTACCTGTGGGGGCACACCCAGGGCCACTCAGCGTAGGCTGTTACTTTCCCCTGAGAGGCTATGCATTAGGGCTGAGACCTATGTAAGCCCTAGCCCGGTATAGCCCCCCACTTGCCAAATCCGGGCCGCTAGGGTACAATGTGCGTATGGACACACAGACAGTCCGCAGGGTGCTAGCCGTGGTGGCGCTTATCTGCGCGGTGCTATCACTGGGGTTACCGCTAGACGCATTGCTAATCGTAGCCGTCGTGCTACTCGCTGTGGCGTCCCTGCTCTAGTGTGTAAGTGGCTTACAATCTCTCGGGCCATCCCTCCCCCGTCCCTCAGACTCCAAGATAGGCGAGAGTCAAAGGCCGTAGGAGCGAGGTACGAGCGACCTTTGACCGAGCCGTATCGTAAGAGGATGGGGGCGGGGTACGGATGGCGCTAGTTGCACCCGCGCTAGAGTCGCCCCGTAGCCCTCGCGCGGTGTCGTCATATGGTCCGCTAGTCGCGCGATGGACTGAGCGTCGATTGCATATGACGCTTGGGCCTTGGCAAGAGTATGCTATCAGTCGCCTCATGGAGTGCGATGATAGCGGAGACCTCATCGCGCGCGTTGGGTTGCTGTCAGTCGCGCGACAGAATGGTAAGTCAGTTATAGTTAGGGCAATCGTCGGATGGATACTAGACGAAGGGTACAAACTGCCAGCGTTTCGAGATTGGAATTTCCTACTGCTGGCAGCACATGATGCAAAGCAGGCGCGTATACCTTATGGTTTCATACGACGAGACGTTGAGTCTTATGCAGATGTGGACACTTGGGGCAGAACCGCTAGACGCAGTAAGAATGTTGCTAGAGCCACAATGTATACCGGAATTGAGTTGCATGGTGTCGTTGTGGACGTTGCTACCAGACAACCGGGTAGCGCTCGTGGAGTTTCCCCCGGACTCATCGCCTTCGATGAGGTCTTGACGCAAACAGACTTTAGCATGTATGAAGTGCTCTCCCCGGCGCAGTCCGCTATTCATAACTCGCTAATGCTAATGACAAGCACGGCAGGCTTTGCGGATAGCGTCGTGCTACGCGCTATGCACGATAGATTATATCGTCAGTCTACGGGCGCTGAGCAGTACGACGATACCTTTATGGGCCTATGGTGGCGTGCCGATGACGATGATGTGGGGTTAGATTGGGAACAATTAGGCAAGGCTAACCCCGCTCTAGACGATGGCAGGCTATCCCGAAAGATGGTACAATCAGAGTATGCCATCCTTCCGCGCGGGTCTTGGGTGCGCGAGCGCCTTAACCGCTGGCACGACGAGCGGGTAGACGCGCCCTTTAGCCTAGCCGCTTGGGGTGCCTGTCGAGTTAAGGAACCGCTACACCCCGGCGCGATTGCAGAGCCAGAGCAGTACACGATTGCCGTTGACGTTACCTCTACTTGGTCTGAGGGGAGTATCATCGTTGGGGCGCAGCGCTCGGACGGCATGGTTGGTGTGGAGGTTCATCGTTACTTTCAGTCTAGACCAGAGACGCCACTAACGGCAGACACATTCCTGCAAGAATTGGGTAGGCTTACTGCGAAGTTGCGAGTTGAGTCTATCGTCTATGTGGCTACGTCTGCGCTTGCTGCTGCTATGGAGCGCTTCGCAATCTCTAGCGGTGTATCCTGCGTAGCGGTTAGTGCTAATAGAATGATGATGGCGTGCCATGACTTCGCCGAGTCTGTTACTTCTAGGCGTATCGCGCATGATGACCCGCACCTAGACTCACAGATTGCCAGCGCTCAAAGGCGTTTCGTTGGCAGTGAGGGTGCGTGGCGATGGACGATTAGTAACCAACCCATTACCTCAGTTGTGGGAATGACGCTAGCGTCTATGTATGCAATGCGGGCCGTATCGCCTGTGCAGGTTTTCGTTTGACAAACAAATGTAAGTAGGTTACAATTAGGGCGATGGGGAAGAAGCGTACTACCGCTGTCGCTAAGGTCGCTAAGCGCGACAGGTTCCCCGTCCCCCTCCCTCCGACGCCTGAGCGGCGCTATCCGTCGTATGCGTCGTACTCGCTTAACACAATCATTACGCCTGCGTCTTACCCCCTAACCATCGTGGAGGCAGCAGGCGTTGCCGCTGTCCGCCGCTGCGTAACCCTCATCGCTAATGCCATTGCGGGGCAGCGGTGGACAGAGTGGGAGGGCGCGCAGCGGTTGGACATTCCGTCCCGATTGGTGAAGCGTCCCGCTGCTATCATGTCGCGGCGCGAGTGGGTATGGCGTTGTGTCTCACAGATGGCGCTACAGGATGTGGCGTATCTTCGCATGGTTGGCGGTGTGGATGACGAGGGGATACCGGGTAGCCTAATCCCGCTACCTACAGAAGCCATCCACCCTGCGGGATACGTTGACCCCTATGGGGTCTATCCCCCTACAGCATACACCATTAGCGGTGTGGCTGGCACGGTATCGGGCGAGGAAATTATCCCGATGCGGTCTGCGTTCTGGCCCGGTGTGCCGATACACCTAGTCGGTATCTTGCAGATGGCACGGAATACCATGATGCAGGCTTGGTCATCGGACGCGTATGGGGCGCGATACTGGCAGGCAGGCGGAGCGCCTACGACTGTCATTACGACTGAGCAGGAATTGGATAATACACAGGCAGACCTCATCGGCAATCGTTGGCGCGACAGGCGGAGCAAGGGACCAGACTTCCCCGCAGTGCTTGGTAAAGGCGCTGAGGCTAAGCCTTGGGGTGCTGACGTTGCTAACTCTGTTGCGATTGATGCGCGGCGCGAGTTGGTGGTAGAGGTTGCCAACTTGTTTGGCGTCCCTGCTAGATATGTTAACGTAGTGCCTACGGGTCAGTCAATGACATATGCAAACCTTAATGATGAGGCGTTGTCGCTAGAGCGTTTCACCCTCTCGGGGTTTGTTGACCCAATTCAGGACGTTGTAAGTGACTTACTTCCTGACGAGCGGTTTATGCTCATCGATATGACTCGCCTTACGCGCGCCTCGCAGGAAGCACGTTTCCGCGCATGGCAGACCGCGACAGGTGGTAAGGCATGGATGGAACCGGGAGAGGTTCGCGCCGAAGAAGGGCTAGCGCCTAGCGAGAATATCGACGCTATGACCGAGGCGCGAGCGGATGCCGCAGAGTCGATGGCAAGCAACGCCGCTGCGGGTGCTGCGGCAGGGACAGCGCAGGCAGCAGAAACGGAGGCGGTAGGTGCCGGAGACTAGAACCACACAGATTGGCAATATTACGGTTCGGGATGCTGAGAGCGGACCGGGCCGTTTTGAGGGTATGGCGCTTCCGTTCGGTGTGACGATTGACGTTGCATATGGACAGGAACGGTTTGCGCGCGGTGCGTTCGCTGAGCAAGCGCGGGCCATCAATGGCGGGGAACGTATCGCCTATCTCTCTCGACATGGTGCCGATGGGGGCGTCCCTGTTGGGGTTATCAACCACCTAGAGGAACGGTCAGAAGGTCTCTACTTTGCGGGAGACTTTATGGATGTTCCCGAAACGGTCCATGCTCGCTCTCAAATCGGGAGCGGTCTTAATGGCGTTTCGATCGAATTCGTACCGGGTAAGTATCGCCGAAAGGCCGATGTTGTGGAGCATTACGCGGGTGTGCGTCTCGCGGGTGTGGCTGGCTCTTATGCGCCCGCTTATCGGGCAGCGAGAGTAGCACTGAGAAGCGTGGCGCGAGCCACAGAGAGGAAGGGGCGAATGCCCGCGCTGTCTGCGTCTGCGCTTACGGAGCGCCGAGACGCTATTACTCGTCAGGTTACTACTATTCGTCAGGTTGCCGAGTCCGAGGATAGAGCGCTAGACGATAGCGAGACTGCCGAGATTGACACACTCAATACGCGTATTGCTAATGTGACTGCGCTTATTAGCGAGGCTGAGGCGGAGTCGCAGCGCCGAGACGCTGAGCGCAACGCGCTTCCGCAGCGGGATGCGTCCCGCCCCGGTCAGGCTCTCATCACTCGGAGTGAAACTGTTTACGGACCGGGTACGGGGCACTCTTACTTCGCTGACCTTGTGGGCGTTGCCAATCGAGACGCGCAGGCAGGCGAGCGGATGGCACGTCACCGCATGCTTATTACTGACCTTGCAAGTCAGATGGAGCGCCGCGCGGTTGACTCGTCCGATATCGCCGGTGCGTACCCAACTACTCACTATCCTGACCTTTACGTCCCTGATATCGCCTACTCCGGTCCGCTGTCTGCGTTCTTCGCAGTCACTCCGATTGCCGCCCCCAATCCGATTAGCGTCCCGTCGTTTGGTGCGGTGACTGGCGATACGGATGTGCAGACCGCAGAGAATGCGCCTGTGCCGAATGTCGACATTGCAACCGGGCCAACCGCATTGACGCCTAAGACCATTGGCGGAGAGACCATCGTTAGCCGTCAGGCTGTGGATGGTGCATCCCCCGGCACCGATGTTATCATCGGCACCGAGTTGCAGGAATTGCTTATGCGGGATACCGAGCGGGAAATCGCGCTCGTGCTGGAGGCTCTGCCTTCATCGGGTGCCATCCCCGATACCGCAGGTACTGCCGGGGGCGGCGCTAATCTCCATGCCGGTATTGCCGGTGTGCTTGGTCAGTATTACGCGGGTGCTGCCGCTGGCGGTGCCGGTGCGCGTATGCTGCCCGCAGAAGCGGTGTTCGTTAACTCTACCGATTGGGGAAACCTTGTCGGTGCGGTTGACGCCAGTGGGCGCCCGCTGCTCTCTTATGTCAATCCTCAGAATGCTCTTGGCACGATGGGAAGCAATCCGGGCTTCCAGTCCGCTACGATTGGCGGAGTGCCGGTTACCCCCGCTTGGGCGCTGCTCGCTGCCACGAATGAGATTGTTGCACGGCGCAACGATGCGCGGCAGTGGAAGTCCGCTATTCTCGATATCCGCCTGACGGAGCGAGAAGGCCCACAGTCTATCGTCTTTGCAATCTGGCAATACTTCGGGTTTGCAGTCTTGCAGCCGAAGGGTGTTCGCCGCTACACCTACACCAACGTTTAGTCAGTAAGTGTAAGTCACTTACAAAGGAGTATAACAGATGCCGCGCGAAAAGGCTAGGGATAACGAGGCTGAGGAATTGGCAGTCTCGGAGGAAATTCAGGAGGAAGCGGGGAGCGAAACCCCTAACTCTAGCGACGTTGGTAAGCAGACGCTTACCAAGGCTGACCTCGGTTACGATGTGACCAAGGAAGGCGTGCCGCCAGATGAGGTGGCGCTTAAGACCTCGCAGCATCCAGACGACCCCTCAGCGCATGAGGAAAGCGAGTACAACAAGTAATGTTTGTTACCGCCGCTGACGTTATCGCATACGTTGGGGTTAAGACCCCATCGCAGGCGGAGACCGATTGGGCGGAAACGGTTGCTGCCGCTGTTGAGTCTGGCGTTAACGTCAGGCTCAATGGCGCAGTGATTGTGGACCCCTCCCCCGCTATGGACGAATTGCACCTAGTTGCAGTCTACGCAGCGGGGGAGGCGTACAAGCGCAAAGAAGTACCCTTTGGCGGTTCGGGGTTTGCTGACACTCAGTCCGCTAATGAGTTGGCAAGGGACTATCTCGCCAGCGTTGCTCCACAGATTGACCGATACGGAAACGGTCCGGGCATCGGGTGAGCCTAAACGCTGCTCGCACAGACCTTATGGACGCGCTAACGGCAGCGTCCATTGACACATTCTACGGATGGGGGGCGTTTAGCGCCCCTTGTGTGCGTATCTTTCCGGGTGAGCCGTGGGTAGGTACGGAGGGGTTACTAAGCGGGAAGCGCTCGCAGCGCTGGGAAGTGTGGGCGGTTGCTGGGCGCGTGGATGCAGGCGCAACCTTCGATGATATGGAAGCGCTTGTGCAGAGTGTTCACAATGCGCTAGAACCGTTGCAACGATGGAGCCACCTAGAGTGGCGCAGACCCGCCATTGTCGATATGAGCGGTGCGCGGTATCTTGCTTGTCGTGGCGTCATAGAGACATTTTTGGAGGTTTGAGCGTGGCTACCATCCTCTTTATTAAGACCGCGAAATTTACCCTTACGGTTGGCGCAACCGCTGTGGAGTTTCAGGGAGACGCGGCAGACGTTCACGTTGAGGTTGAGGCGGGGGAGACCGTTGACTATCCGACGCTAGACGGAAACGTTGCAAGCAATAGCGCCCCCGAAACCTACTCGCTTGTCATGCGCGCGGGTCAGGATTATTCGTCAACGGGTCTCGCTCGCTTCCTGTGGGATAACGCGGGTGAGATTGCAACCGTTGCGCTTAACGCGTTTGGGCAAACCACCGCTGCCGCTGCCGAGACACCCGAAGTGCAAGGCACGGTCAAACTCATTCCTGTCCAGTATGGCGGAGAGGTCTCCACCTTTGCGGAGTTTGAGGTTACCCTCCCATTCACGGCTAAGCCTGTTCTCGCTACCGCTCCGCCTGTTGCGGATGACACGAAGGCGAAGGCTAAGAGCGCTGCATAACTATCCATTTTCGCAAACCCCTTGACAAGTGCGGTGGTTTATGCATCAAACCTACCAAATCTTAAGGAAGGGGTCGCCACGCCACGCAAATTCCAAAGTAATGGTGCTACGCCACTTCGGAAGTATGCAGGCGCTACGGGGCGTTTTAGAGCGTTGTGGGCCATTCGTGCGTAAAATTGGCGCATAGGGAAGGCGCACATTTATGCAGAAGAAGGGACTAACCGTCAAGGGTGTTCCCGAGGTAACGAGGGCACTCGACAAGGTAGACCGGGGTGTAAGTAACTTACAAGAGGCACACCGGGAGGCGGCATCGTCCATGCTGCCCGATATCGTTAATGCAACAAGGAACGATACCGGCACCCTTGCTGCCGGATGGCAGGCAGACAGCACAGATAAGGAAGCGCAGTTTATCAACGAAGAAGAATACGCAGGGGTGCAAGAGTGGGGATGGCAGGACCACAACATAGAGCCAACCCATGCAATCCTAGAGGCGTTCGAGAAGAACGCTAAAGAGACTGAGGAATTGTACAGTGAGCATATCGCCCGGATTGGAGAGCGAGCAAACTTCGCAGTCAAAGATTGACCTTGCAGCGATTGCCGAGGCGCACCCGGTCAACAGGCAGGTTGCGGTATTAGACCTCAATACCTTTGATGCTACGCAATTAACGCTGCTGGAAGTCTTGGATATGGCGGAAATTGCTGAGGTTGACGCTACCGAATTAGCCGCCTTGCTTGGTCCGGGTGCGAATTCCTCGCAGCGTATGAAGATGCTTTATGCGATGGCATGGTGCATTGCTAGACGTGCTAACGCTGCACTAACGTTCGATGAAGTCTGCACATGGAAACTAGAGGTAATTGGGACCACCAATCCCGAGCGGGCAGCGCGCAATGCAAGACGTGCCAGTACGATTGTGGGCGCTGCAATTACCACTGGCCTTCCGCCTAATGAGGTTCAGCACTTGACGGTTGCTGAGTTGTCGGCATATACTGACAGAAGGCGCGCCCGTCGCGGGCGTCGGAAGGCTGGCTAATGTTTGGTAAAGGCGTCGCGCTAGTTGTCGGTATCGTCGGCGATACCACAGGCTTGCAGAAGTCTCTAGGCGAGGCTGGCGTAGATGTCAAAGACTTTGGTGCGGGTGCGCTAGGCACTGCGGCTAAGGTCTCCGTTGTTGCTGGCGCTGCTGTTGCTGCTGGCGCTGCTATCTACGGGATGGCAAAGGCAGCGAGCGATGACGCGGCAGAGGCGGAGAAACTTGCTACTGCCATTCGCG